GTAGTTTCCCTTATAACGGTCTACACAAGTTTTGAAATCACGTTCTGGTATAAGTGACATAATCTGAGAGAATATAGTTTTGCCTTTGTTCATCGCACACGTATTTTTAATATGCGTGCAAAGATACAAAATCAAATCGAATACACTATAAAAAGTCCGTAAACTTTTGAGTATTAATAACTTATTTAATAATCGTCTCGTTTTAACGGGACACTAGTGATGTCGAATATAGAAATGCAATACTATTGCCGTGACAAATCTGGCATGGAGCAATTGAAGAGAAGAGCAATAGAAAGTGTGTATGATGAGATTCTTAAGGGAATGAAGGCAAATGGATTGGTTTCCATTTCGCAATATAAAGACATCTATACAAATAGCACAATTTATGAGGGGACATGTAGTATTTATAAAAACAAGTAGTATATGAAGATAAGACAAGCTAAGAAAATCTTGAATATGATGGCGAGAGGAACGGACACACGTTACTTCGATTCAAAATATACATTCAAGAAAGAGAGTAGATTCATTCCTAGATTAAAGAATCTCTATCAGAAAGCAACTATCAGATGGAATAAGGTAAATATGCCGAGTGCTAACGTTAGTTTGTTTCGTTCAATTTTGAGAACTTCAAAGGAATGCGGTCGTTGTAAACATTTCAATGGTATGTTTGCAGGAAGATGTACTAAACTACATAAGTATGTTGAAAGCAGCGATTGGTGTCATGGAACGTTTTTCCATAGAAAGTGAGGTTGACATGAAAATAAGACAAGCTAAGAAGATAATGAAGAAAGTCTATAAAACCCGATATTGGGCTTATAGGCAAGGCTATTATTGCGGCAAGAAGGATGCTGGAAAGCTAGCCGGAGACCATCGTTTGTTAAAGGCTATGCGTCTTACAAAGAAGTGGAAAAGCCGCAAGATACGAAACGAAGCGAATAAAATGTTGAAGAAAAATCCGTTAAAACCGAGGGATCTTCAACGTAGTGCTTTAAGATTAATGAGATATGGATGTAGCAAAGCTTAATCAGGAAATTTTAGGCGTAGATTTGGAATACAAAAACGTCTATATTGATGCGGAGAACACAAGAATGATACGTGCCAAATTACCTGATGGGTATTGCGATTTGGTTCGCACAGATGTGTGGAATGGTCGTGTGAATCATCCGGAAGAGCATGATATTGTAAAATATACGGCAATCTCTTGGTATAGAGAAGAATTTGTCGGTGGAGTTGATTTAGGTCGCAACTATATGCATGCTAAATATAAGTTCTTCGAGTTGGTTGTGAATAAAAAATATATTTTGGAAATGAAACATAAGAAAAATGAAAATGCTAGATAATAAGTTAATCATAGATATTCCTAAAGGAATGGAAGTGGATATTGAAAAAAGTGACTTGAAAGCGGGCATTATAGCATTCAAGAAGAGACCCTTCAGCTATGAGGATGTTATATCTACTTTAATAGACCGTGGTCTTAGTCCTGTCGTTGCTAATGTTACTAATAGTAATGTAGAGAAAATTGTTGCATTGGATAAGTTAATGGATATAGCTAAATGTTATAATGGAGATTGGAAACCGGATTGGAATTCTAAAGAATGCAAGCATAATATCATGCGAACCAGCGAATACGGTATTACTTCTAGTAGTGTTTATAACGAAGGTGCTATTTACTTCAAGAACAAAGAAGATGCCCAAGCCGTTATTGATAATCCGAATTTCAGAAGCATTCTTGATGCAATCTATAAGGACTAAGGCTTATGAAGGAAATGTTCTTTAAAAGTGTAAAGTTCCGTGAAGTTCAGCATTTGGCATTCTCGGATGAATATATAACTGCATACGTATCGGTGAACCATGTTCCTAAGATACACCTAAGTGTAAATACACCTCGTGATGAATATGGGTTTGCGAAAGGTAAATCAAAGCGTTACTTTAGAGTGGGGTTTGGAAAATGGCTCACCGAACGAGTGTTTGTTAAGAAATATTTTAGTGAAGAATAAATGAATATAAAAAAGTCAGATATGGGAAATAAGATTAATGTAGCGGAAATCCTAAAGGATAAGCCGCAAGGAACTAAGTTGTACGACTTATTACGCAATATAGACGTAGAGTTAGATAAAGTCAACACAACAGACGTTGGTACTTATATAGAATGTACATCAACTAATGAAGTAGGCAGTACTCTTTTGTTTGATTATTCAAAACTAGGTACAGAAAAATGCTGGCTTGCAGGCTTACGGATTCTCCTTCCTTCTAAGAATATGCGTGACTGGGGCAAGTTCGCCTGGAAGAAGGGCGATTTGCTTATCAATAGTTGTGGATTTCAGTGCATTTTCAAAGAATGGGCATCTGATGATTATACAAAGTTCAACGGATGCTATTCTAATAGCAGGGATGGTTACGAAGACGTATCAAATGCAGAAACAGCTAAGTTTGTCAAGTTAGAAAACAATATTGCCTATGGATATGTCAGAGAGATTGAAAGAAAATTAGGTGGCATACTAAACCTTGAGACTTTGGAGATTGAGAAGACTCAGCCAGAGTTCAAGGATGGGGATATAGCTTTTGCCGACTATGGTAATAGACAAGATGTATTTATAGTATCAGATAAAACTGATTTATCAGAAGGTTATAGCTCATTTATTTCTTTAGATTTAAGTAGTCTAACTTTGAGTATGGGCTATAGAACTTGTTTCTTTAAGAAAGACCTTTGTAAACTTCGCCTTGCCACTGACTCAGAGAAAAAACAGCTATTCTCAGCTCTCGAAAAGGAAGGCAAGGTTTGGGATGCTGAGAAGAAAATGATTGTGAACTTGAAGCCAAAGGTAGAGCTGAAACCATTCGATAATGTGTTGGTTAGACATCAAAAAACTGAGGAATGGCGTGCAAATATATTTAGCCATACAGATAAGACAGATGAATATCTTGACTATGTATGTGTTAATGGTAGATGGGAGTTCTGCATCCCTTACGAAGGCAACGAATCATTGTTAGGTACAACTAAAGATGTGGAGGTAAGTTATGGACGAAGCTTTTAAGAAAGAACTTATAGAGCATTGTAAAAGGCAAATGCAACGCTTTGAGAGAATGGGAAGAACAGATTCTTTCGCATATAAAGAACATGCTGTTTTACTTAGTTTTCTTGAACGTCCATATTTACCTTTTTAATATAGTAATAGTTATGATAGACATAAAGAAAAAAATTCAAGCCGCCAGAGATTACGCAAGAAAAAGCTATCGTGTAATCAGAAAGGTTAGCAAAAACGGCTTTATGGTTCAAAGAGATAAAAATGCCGATAAGCATTTCTTGGATGGCATTGATTGGGCAGAGAAAGAGATATTCAAAGATTTGATTCATAATGCTAACGAAGTTCCTCAAATTGGCAGAGGAAGGATTCTTGCATACTCAAGAGACTGCGGTTATAGAAATCTTTACAACCTATACGATATGATGTACAAGACTGATTGCGGCACATATCAAGAAATGTGGGAATTAGAAGTTAAAGCTTACTATTTGGATGGTTGGATATACGCAGATGAATTGTTTGACTTAATTATCAAAGGAGGTGATAGCAAATGACCGATGCAGAATTTAATAAGTTTGTGCTTATGCTAGAGAATGAAGCGTTTCGGTTTTCGAGAAGCCAAAACGAATTTAAGGAACATCGAGTAGTGATAGAACAGTCTTTCAAGATAGGAGGGATGTTCATCCTTCGAGAGTTGGAAAAGTATTTTAATCAAAAGAAGTAAGCGTATGATATTATATGAGAATCAATGTTTTGAGCTTTTAAAAGCTTTGTGTTATAGTGTCCCACAGAATCCAAATGTCGGTAGGTTTGAGATTGCAAACGTGATACTTGACACATTACAAAAAATAAAAGATGCGGATTAACAGCTTTCGGGCACAAATTTAAAGATAATGACAAAGGAAGAAATATTGGAAAAGGCATCTGATTTTGAGGATGAAGATGAGTTTGTGAAGTGTGATAGATTGCCGTTCACTGAAGAATTGTGGCTTTTACATCAGCTAGTGCATATCGGCTTGTCTTGCACCTATACAGGTCGTGGCTATATAATTGAGAAACTTAAAGATTAGTAAAATGGAAGCGAATGATTATTTGAAGGCTATGCAAGCTATGGACGAATTGGATAGACTTGTAACTAGTGTTTATCCGGATAAGTTCAAGTTGGTCTGCAAGAAGCATGGAATAGATGAATGCGAGGCGATGAACATGTATTCGTACTTGCAAAAGATGCAAAAAGGTCAGTCTTGGTTAGTTAGATACAAGCCATTGGAATATCTAGAGCGTGTATTAACACTAGCCAAAGAAGCTTATGCGTCTTACATGAACAACGGCTTGATTCTAAGTATGGTCAATTTTGGTGATAAGTACACAAGAATACTTGTAATCTTTGAGAAAGATGGCGTGAGAAGCCAACAGGAATTTGACCTTAGAGAGCAAAGAACATATGTTGATATAGCGGACTTTATTGGAAATGGTTACTCCATCGTATCTGTTATCCGTCAGTCTGACAATGTTGACAGTGAAAAATTTGTTGGAGAAAAGGATGAGCGAAGTCATAGTATTCCTATTTACGATGGTGATGTAATGCTTTGTTACGTGAATAAACCGGAATTTTGGAGTTCCGATTGGCGTAATAGCGGACTTTATATTTGTGAGAGCGGCTCATATCATAGATTGCTATACACCCCGAATAAGGGGTACGTAAGACATGGAGAGCCTGATGTAGATGAAGACTTCACCCTTGATATTGGGGAAGAATCCTTCAGTAGTTATGTTATGACTTTAGACCAGTCTTGGTATAAGTTGGGTAATGTTCATGCAGGTATAGGCTTTTTGAAGGAGAAAGAATAGAAGAGTGGAAGGAGAGGAATATCATTTCCCCTCCTTTGCATTAATTTCCAGTTCGATAGGCTTGCCACAATGAGGGCAGATGATAGCCGGAGACTGCGGAACGGATGGCTGCTCTAGTTGAACCTTTTGCAATTGCTCATCTGTAAGAAGTTGCCAATCCTCTATATTTAATGCAATAGCAATTTGATGTAATGAATCTATACTGGGAGTTGTTTTGCCATTTACTATAAGTGAAATGGCATTAGCGGTAACTCCTATTGCATCTGCTAATGATTTAGCCTTCATTTGGCGTAAATCTAGATAATACTTAATGCGCTTACTTATATTAATAAGGTATTCGCTTTTAATGTTGCTTTTTATCATAAAGTAATATTTTGATTATTTAGGTGCAAAGATACAAAGAAATAAAGTAATAATGTGCTAAAAGCTGTAAAAAGTAAGTAATAGTTAGATAATAAAGGTTAAAAATAAAGTAATATGTTGATTTTTCTCTCAAAATATTTGGTGATTATACAAAAATTACTTACCTTTGCAATGTCTTTAAGAGATAAAGGCTTTAAAGTTTAACTATTAATTGCTGTTATGCAGCCGAGTCGGCACTCGTAAAACGGTATAGTGATTATGGCTACTACATTAAGAAATACATTGAGTGAGGTAATGAAGCTTGCTTGGCAGTTCATCAAGAAGAACGGCTATACAATGAGCGAGGCTTTAAAGGTTGCTTGGATGAACATCAAGCTGAAGGGTCAGATGAAGAAGCGCATCGTGAAGTTCTACTTTCAGAAGGTTGATGGAAGCTTGCGTGAGGCATTCGGCACATTGAGCGAGAAGGTTATCCCAGCTACACAGGGTGCAGGTCGCAAGATGAATGACACTTGCCAAGTGTACTTTGATACCGAGAAAGAAGAATGGCGTTGTTTCAAGAAGGCAAACCTTATGAGAGTTGCATAACAGATTTCTAACGATTTAAAAAGAAACTAGATATGAGCGCAAAGATTATCGTGATGCAAGGCAACATGGTTGCAACCATCGAAGAGACGAACAAGGACGCATTTATCAAGCGTGGTGAGTATAAAGAGACCGATCTGGACAGACATAAGCGTGAGGTCGATTTCTTGATTACAAGCATCGCAAACCGCTACGAAGTGACATTCAATCACAAGGTAGAGCTGAAGGAAAGCCGAAGCATCAAGAAAAGCGAATATTTCGATAACATTTACTACGTTACCGAGAATGCATTGAACAAGCTGAAAAAGCAATACTCATACGAGTGTGACTTGTAATAGATTTCGTGAGGCACACGCTAAACTGCACCGGACTTTGAATATTAAACATTTAAGAGATATGAATAAGAATTTGATGGATGCTCTTTACGTTAAGCATGATGGCAAGATTGGCGTTTTAAGCTCAGATGAACGCAAGGTGGTATCACAAGTTATCGGCACGGATTTGACGATAGTGTACGACAAGAATGAGTGCAATACGTACCTTTTAATACCACTAACCCGAAACCATAAGTTCGAATGCAAAAGTAGCCACATTATCGTGGATGGCAAGCGGTTCGATTCGGACATCTTCTTCCGCAAGGATGCTTGCCAATGGATTGAGATTGACAAAGAAACGTTATCTAAGGTAGCATAATAAATAAGGAGGTTTAAGCGATGAAAGTATATGTAGTAATTTCTTCATACAAACATGGGTTGGGTGAAGCAGTGGAGGTTGATGCAGAAGTCTTCTCTACCATAGATAAGGCAAGAAAAGCGATAGGACACAAAGGGATGAACACTTTGGAGAATTACAAGCGAGTTTTAAATTGCGATGATTATCTATACAATATCTCAGATTCTTTCTTCCATATCTCAGACAGCGAAGGAGAAACGTGGGACAATTTTGACATCGTAGAACAAGAATTAAAATAATAAAGCTATGAAGATTGATTTTATCAAAAATGTTATAGAAGTTGCGAAGAAGTGTGGTTGCCTTGTGACAATTACACTTGTAAATGGGCAGGTATCTCATGTAAATTTTAGTAAGCATATAAAGAAGTTTACTACTACAGATGATGTTATCTACAACGAAGAGGAACATATTGTGACAATAATTGATACGGATGGAAGTAGAGATTACATTGATAGCGATTCCATCATTCGCATATTTACCAAAGAAGGTTTATAACAATTAATTAGATAAGAATATGGATGCAGGTCATGTGAATGTGATAATGCTCGAAGCCGAGAATAAAGGTCTTAGAGGAAATATCAACTTGGTAGGTGGAGCAAAGATAAGTTTCAACTTCAATAGTGTTTGTGGGGAAACCTCTTTCAATTGCAATACAAAGAACAGAACACTTATGATTGGAAGTGGAAGTACAGTAGTGTTTACACGTAAATATATTGATTGCAACTCTATCCAGTATATTGAAGTGCTTGAACGTACAAACTAATTATAGGAGACAAGAATATGAATGTACTAGACTATTATGAGGTTGTCACCTCAAAGATTTTCAAGTTGGAAAGCATGAACGAGGGGCTTGTATTGATAGCACCGGAGCAGGAGGTGGATGGTATCCATTCCTTGATGGTAGGATTATATGTTCCTGAGCATGAACGATACAAGATGTACACTTTCCGTTCATCTATGAACGAGGGTGAACTTGGAGACAAGTACAAGGCGATGGTCGGCACGATTGATGTGCTTAAACCGGATTGGGACAGAATTAGAAAGAAAAGACGGAAGAGGATTTAACCTCTTACCGCCTTAAGGATGCAAGCTATTTCAAGATTATTTTTAGAAAACATGAAAATAAATTAGAGTTTCCTTGTATTTCTCGAAGGTTTTTGTTACCTTTGCGGATGCAAATAATAAAACAATGAGCTTATGAAAGTATTATCAATTCGTCAGCCGTATGCTTGGTTAATCGCTATCGGCTGCAAGACCATTGAGAACAGAACATGGAATAGAAAGTTCCGTGGTCGTTTCCTTATTCATGCTAGCCAAGCCAAACCCGAAAAACTTGACGGATGGCAGGAGAGCGCAATGAAGAAATATTGCCAAGAGCATGGTATTGTTATTCCAGACTTCAAAGACTTGCCAACGTCAGCCATTATCGGCAGCGTAGAGTTGGATGATATTCAATTCCATGAGGCTTATCCGGATGCATTTGCTGAAGATTTCCAATATCATTGGTTCTTGAAGAATGCTAAATTGTTCGATAAGCCGATTAGAAACGTCAAAGGCAAGTTATTCCTCTGGGATTATGAGTATAATGAAGCCGAAATGTAAAATAACAATACTTTTGTAATAAAAATACAAGTCATTGAAAATTAGCGCAAAAGTGTTTGTTCTCCGATGGGTTAGATAAGAAGTAAATGTAAAAATAAAGAAAGCCTCAACCTCTAACGAGATTGGGGCTTTTACAGTTGTCCTAGTGTGTCTCACCATTATTATTTCGTTCAATCAAAGGTAAGATACCTTTCTCCTTTAGGAACTCATAGAGAAAGAAACGCCCTTTTTGAGTCCATTTCGTGTTGTATTTGATGGTTTGTTTTCCATCATTGTGCGTAATGGTCACTGGCTCGCTATTCACATATCCCTTATCCAAATATTGGCGGTACAAGACCCATTGGTCAGAAACCTTGTGCTGGATACCATGCTCATGCAACAATTTGTTGAATGCTTGCGGACTCATTCCGTAATCCTGCGCCATTGATGTAATCACGCTTGTGCTCTTGTTCTTCATCATCACATCGAAGTAAGTAGTCTTAGGCTTCATCGTTGTAATCTGTGCGCTCAGTCCGACAATCTCCTGCGATGCCTTGGCAAGTTCCTCTTTCTGCTGTTTGTTTTCCAAGGTCAGCACTTGGTTCTTCTCGAACTGGTCAGCCCAAGCTCTTGCTGCAATAGCCGGATTGGTGAAATCGGGCAATGATGGGACACTCTGCATTCTTGCTCGCTTTTCCATTTCTATGAAGTAGCGTCTAGCTTGCTTGCCTTTCTCGCATTGGGACATCATCGAAATCTCCTTTGCGGCATCAACGGATAAGGCGTACTCGGATGTTGGTCTGCCACCAAATAGGTTTTCCCCCTTTTGGGTGAAAACCTCAAAGTCTTGATTTTCAACCAAATCACAGCGTTCAATCTGCTTCTTTATCCAAGAAGAGAAATCTTTACCTATACCCAAGAACTGATGTAATCCTCTTGCATTGACAGCTTGTTTGCCATCACGTTCTTCTACCTTAATGAGTTCAAAGCCTTCGACCTTGATTTCCTCACTCTGATTTACAAATGCTCCCAGCATGGGTGCATCATTCAAATTCTTTTCTAAATAATCTTTCATTTTTTAATTTGTTGATAATTTATATTTGGCTGTGGTGGAAACGAAAAGCCCCATCCGCTAAAGTCACGAGTGCGGACAGGGCTTGTGTCATTCATCCACTATTGTAGAGCGATGGACGGAATGACAATACTCCACGCTTGGAGCAAATGAAAATATTTAATTTTAAATTTTAAAAATATAATCTATATCCTCATTAGCCGTGCTCGTGACTTCACAACCTTGTTATTTTCGGCTGCAAAGTTAATGCTTTTCTTGTTAACTTGCAAACGCTTTAGTGTTTTGTTTGGAACATTAACGTTTGTTTTACTTCGGAGGACTTCTGCCCTCACCAGCACGACCAACTATTGCGGCACGTTGCTGCACATTACTTCTTCTTTCCATTGTTCACGGAATTTAATTGTTAAACCTCAAAGATAATGTGCAGTTTATGGTGTGCCTCACCTTATTATATTACGCTACCATTGATAGCATTTCTTTAGATTGCATCTGAATCCATTGGCAACCATACTTGCGGAAATAGATGTCTGAATCAAACCTCTTGCCATCCACGATAATGTAATTACCCTTATACTCAAATTTGTGGTTTCGGGTCAATGGGACTAGCAGGTACACCTCCATATTTTCTTTGTTAAGCACCAAGGTTAAATCAGTACCTAATATATGTGAAATAGTGTTGTCTTTGTCGTCGCTCAACACGCCAAACTTATCATCGTATCTCACATAAAGATTATCCATCAAATTCTTATCCATATCGTTCATCAAATTCTTATCCATATCGTTTCTAACTTTAAATCCAAAATATAATATATGTGCAGTTTAACGTGTGCGCTCACTTATCTAACTCTTAGGCAGCAACCTTAATAAAGTTGAAGAACTTCATTTGTCGCCAAGCCTTTTTCTCAATGTCCCAGTACTTAACGCAGTCCTTACAAGCATAACCCTTGCCATTTGGAGTATAGTCTATCAAAGACTCCTGCAAAGTACCGAATGCCTGACGGATAGAGCCATCCACCTTCTGAAAGTAGAACTCGACAACTCTCTTCTTCATTGCCAGCTTCAACTTCAACACTGCCCAAGCTTGCTTCAAGCACTCTGACCAGCTCATTGTTGCTGATTTCAACTCAAAGGCTCTATGTGCCATTGCCATCACTTCTCTCATCATATTCTTAAATGTAGTAGCCATAATCTTTCAATTTTAAAGGGTTAAACAAAACGTTACTTGCAAAGTCCAATGCTCTCACGAAGGAAACTCTTTGCCTCGGTGTTGCTCATCTGCAACTTCTTCTCGATGAGGTTAATCATCTTGTTTGTGTCCTCCTGTGTGTTGAGGTTGTTGTTGACGAACTCAAACATAATGAACTTCTGTATCATATTCTTTCTAACCATTAAAGTAGTCATATTGCTATACCGTTTTACGAGTGCCGACTCGGAGGTGCAACCTCTGCTAAATTAATAATGTTATTGTGACCTATGTTTCTTAATCACGATGCAAAGATACTAAGTTTTATCCTAACTACCAAATATTTTATTAAGTTTTATCCTAACTTTAACCTTTGTTTGCTGATTTAATATACAAATTAAGATATGTTTGCATTGTTAGGTTAAAAACTTAGTTTTTCATAATAAGTTTGGCAGTTTGCGAAAATATGTGTATCTTTGCAGCATCAAAAAATAAAGTTAGAACTTAATATATAATAAGGTATGGATATACGAGGCATAATTAAACAAAAAGGCTTTACGCTAACGTATGTAGCGGATAGGCTGACTAACAAAAAAGGTGGTAAGGGAGTATCTTTGCCATCCTTGATACAAACTATTGATGGGAATCCAACTGTCGCCAGTCTTCAGGAGATAGCAAGCATTATAGGTGTAACGCTTGCAGAACTAGTTTCCGAAGCTGATTGTTCAGATTTCATCGCCCTAATAAAACAAGGTGGTGAGTTGTATTCCGCATCGTCCATCGCTGAGGCTAGGGTCGTGCTGGACAAGCTGGAAAGTGTTAAGTAACGTGGGGTGTTCCTCACTATGTTCAATAATTTAAAAGTATGGGATTATGAAGAAGAAATTGATTATTGCCATCATCGCAGTATTCGTTTTGCTAGGTGGCGGCATTGGTGGATATGTGTACCATTCCAACCAAGTTAAGGATGAAAAAATGGCTAATTACAAGAAGGCGTTGTCTGATTATCGCTTCAATAGCAATAGACTAATATATTCTTTGGATTTCGTAGCAACGGATTTTATTATCAATTGGAATTCTGCTATAATGAACAAAAAGGCTATGAACGCAAAGAATGAAATAGTTCCTTGCTCTGATTTTGAAGATGCTGTTTCTTCTCGATATGCCTTCTATGATAAGTATGGTGCATATAAGATTTTGGATAGTGTGTATGTATCATTAGGAAAGCATTTGGAAAAGATGCGTGTAAATTCTAATGAAAGACCTTGCGGTACACCTCGAATACTGGGCGTACTTTGCGGGCAATAAAATACTCCAAGCAAGCAGAAGTGAGATAATAATTAATCTTATTGCTACCGCCCCAATCTCGCTTGCCATTTTGGGCAAGTGAGTTATCAGAATCTTGCTCCGCATCATTGAGGAGCGAGTTTTCCGCATTATTGCGGATAACGATAAAGTCCACATTCTCAATGAAATTGGTCTTCAAGGCACGCACAGCATTATCCTTTCGCTCGTAAGCGAGCTGCCAGACATCATCAAGATTTACCGGATATTCCTTGCTCTGCTTATCTAACTCCAAAACACTACGAAAGTATCGCTCCAAATCTGATGAAGTACTTTCTTTTGTCAAAACAATCCCATTTTCCATTGTCTCTTTCTTTTCAGTTTTTAACGTGTGTCTCACGCTCTAAAAATTAAGCTGTTATTCCTATAATGTGGAAATCGGATGCAAAGATACGACTTTTTAGTGTAACTTGCAAGTATATTAATGTAATAAAGATTATTATAACAAAATATAACAGATAGTATAATGATAGTTAAATATGAAGATGAATAATGGCGGTTTCATATAAAAGATGTACTTTTGCATATTAGTATTCAGTATTGTCCATCGCTGAGGCTAGGGACGTGCTTGATAAGCTGGAAAGTGTTAAGTAACGTGGGGTGTTCCTCACTATGTTCAATAATTTAAAAGTATGGGATTATGAAGAAGATATGTTTTGTATTTACTTTGGCTCTATCTGTATTGGTAAGTTGTACCTCCAAAGAAGATAAAGCGGATGCACTAGTTAAGGATAGAGGCTTTGATTGCCCACATATAGAAAAGCTAGAAGAGTTCAACTGCAATCCGGCATCATCTGTCCTTATGATGACAGCTTATAATTCCTTGTGGCAGAATGATTCCTTGATGAGAAACATGAACTTGTCAAGCAATAACATTAATTATGTTTATGGAAAGATAGTTAATCAAGAAGCCAATGCAAAGGGGTTGCTGGAAAGAGCGGATATTCTTTCCACCTCGTCTTCTGCCAAAGAAGAGTTATGTGGATATTACGCCACCATTTCACCAACTAAGATTAATGGCTCTTTTGTGGATAAAAATAGAAAATGCACTAAATATGAAGTGTTCTTTGACAAAGATATGAAAAGTATCATAGGAATACATCCAATTCGTAAATAAACGAATTAACAGGTTTAGTGTTGTAAAGTTAGTATATTGACAATTTAAATAAATGTGATTATGAAGAAAATTGCTTACGTAGCCATTATTGCAGTAATTGTTGTCATTTGTGGTTACGCAATAAAGGTTGCCTCTGAAAGAGACAAGATGATAGCTGAAGAGTGGGAACAGCATGAAATACGAGCTATATCCAAGGATTCCTGTATGCCAAAACGTGACTTGGTTTTAAAAAAATATTTTGGCAAAAGCTATAAGGTGATTGATAGTCAGTTTTATAACAATAAGGGTTATAATGATCAGAATGGTAGCTTTAGTGATAAAGGAACTGTAGAGGGTGTTGTGGAAGGAAAAAATAGGAAATTTGCGTATGATATGAAAGTCTCAATTCCTTATAGGAATCCTAAAGATTGGAATTTGGAATCGTTGATAGTGAAAGACTTGAAATCATGTCATTATGTATATATCGTGAGAGATGGGAAGCGTGAAGACCCAAGAGAATACGAAAAAGCAAATGCTATCAGTTCTTCTAGTGAGACCGATGTGTATGTTTCGGATGAAGACCTGTATTCAATAGAGGATGCTCTTCAAAAAGAGTGGAATGTTAGCAATGCTTCAAGTTCCGTAGGTGCGGAAAGCTCCAATGTGTTCAAGGTGAAGAAAGAAAGCGTTAGTGGACGTGAGGTCACTGTTTCTTATTCTTTACGTTCAACCTATGGTGGTCAGAAAAAATTCGTTGATTTGCATGGTGTTGTTAAGAAGAACAGCGATGGCTCTTGGAGTGTCGTAAACTTAGGATATTAACAGTTTTAGTTTAGAAATGGTTTGTTTGGTACATAGCAAGAGCTATAATATAATAAGGTGTAATTTTAAAAATAAGTTTCTAAAAGAAAATAAAGTTTAAAAGAATAAAGAAATACACTAAATAATTTGCGTGTTTCAGAAATTATGCTTACCTTTGCAAACGAAATCAGAAATGGTTTAGCCGTGAAGTCGTGAGCATGGTTACTGAGATAAGAAGAAATTTAAGAGTCTTCGGACTTTTCTATACTTTTAGCCTCGTTCGCTACTCACGACAATAAGCGGACGGGGCTTTTGTTTTGCCCCAAAGGTAAGAGGCATACCTGTAAAACTGCCGTGTTTAATTAATAATTATGTAGAGTAATGAAGACGATTTCATTGAAATTGGTAGGCACTAAGCCTTTGATGGTTCACAATCCAAGAGTAGTTGATCCATTTGACAAGTACAAGAAACTTTTGCAGCCATTGACTAGTAAGCGAACAAAGACAGATGATGATTTGTTGGAGATTTGCCGATTGCAATTCCTTGCATCCTTGTACTATCGCAATGGCGAGTATGTGTTACCACAGTCGCACGTAGAGGGTAGTTTTCAAGCTGCTGCCAAAGAACGTAAGCTTGGCAAGAAGTTCGAGCGTTCCTTCGGCCTTTATGGTGATGGTGTATTGCAATTCAAGGACAACGATAAGACACCGGAAGAACTTTTTGAGGTTGGGCGCACAAAGGAGGGTTATTTTGACCCATCAACTTCCTATGTTGACACAAGAGCGTGCGGTATCAAAGGTTCGGTTAAAGTCCCTGCAACAAGAGCGATATTCCCAGAATGGTCAACGGAAGTTACTTGCTGGTTCGATGAGACGCAGCTGAACGAGGAGGAAGTATTACAGGTGGCTGAGATTGCAGGTCTTCGCTATCATGTTGGTACTTACAGAAAGCTTTACGGAGCGTTTAAAGTAGAAAAGAAATAATTCATTCAATAATAAGGTATGGTGCGGAGAGGTTTGGTAGGGTTTAGTGAAGTGTGGTAGGGTGCGGTAATGTTTAGTGAGGTAGAGAAGAACACAATGAAGGTCGTAGGCGAGGTTCGACTCCTCGCCATTGTGCTATAAAAATATTTAGTGCGGTTATGTGAGGTGCGGTTATGTGGAGTATTGCAAGGTCTGGTGAGGTGAGGTACGGTAAAGTATGGTAAGGTTCGGTGAGGTTTAGTAGAGAAGAACTCCTTACATGGTGGTTATCTAAGGTTCGATTTCTTGGTAGGGAGCAACATTAAAAGAATGAGGATATGAAAGAAGACACGAAAAATGGTTTTGAAGGTTTGGAGGAAGAAATTCTTTCTACATTTAAAGATGGTCAATTGATTTCGCATGAATGGATGAAGTCAAAGTTTGGCATTATCCCTTTATGTTGGGATGATTACAAGGATGTCCAGAAGTTATTCCAAGCGAAGGACAAGCAACAGTTTGATTATATGACCTTGGTAGATAAATTGCGTTGGGATATGTTGAAGCGTAAGAAATGCTATCTTAAAAATATCTATGGTGATGGCTATGTGATTGTTCCAAAGGAAGAACAGGCTGAATATGGATTCACCCAAACAATGAAGGAAATCAAGGAGTCCTTGCGCAAAGGTGCTTTGATAATTGGAAATGTGAGACCTTTGCCAATGTTTGCCGTATCATCCTATAATGATATTAAAAGCCGTTTCAGTACAATAAAAAGCGTGTTGTCTGCGTTAAAGCTATAGAGCCGCAACCTTTTAAGCGTGTGGCTTCAATTGTTATATAGAACTCAGAGTCTTCTGCATGTGAATGTAGAAGACTTTTTGTTAATTGAGGTTAATATAACAAAAAAGTTATCCTTTTATTTGTATATATAACAAAAAAGTTATATCTTTGCATTGTCTTAAGGACAAAAGAGGTCTTTTACTTATTTATTAATTTCTTCTATATATGATGAAGACTAGTCAATTATTGAGAAAGCTGACCCAAGCAGGTTGCTATGTGGTTCGGCATGGTGGTAATCACGACATTTGGTTTAGTCCAACAACGAAACTTAAATGTCCAGTGCCACGGCACGGCAGTCGTGAAGTTTCTCGAAAGACTTACGACAGTATTCTTGAAAGATTGCTTGGGCTTTAAGCCCAGCAATTTTTTCGCTTATATAGCAAGACGTTGATATGGGTTTAAGACCTCTTTTTAAAGTTTAGAATCGGGATTATGGCAACAAAGGTAATTATACAAGTAGAAAAGTGTAAAGAAGAAAAGAATTTTTCTTGCTATATGGTGGATAAATTTCCAGACTTCCATCTAGTCGGATTTGGCAACTCTGCAAAACAAGCGATGGATGATATTTTTGTAGCAAAGGAAGAGATTAAAGAGCTTCTTGAAGAAGAGGGAAAGCAAATGCCTGAATTGGTGTTTGAGTTCCGGTATGATATAGGTTCTTTCTTCGATTATTTTTCATATCTGAATATAAATGGTGTCGCAAAGAAAGCTGGCATTAATGCTTCTCTGATGCGTCAGTATGCAATGGGGATCCATGAGCCTAGCAAAAAACGTAAGCAGCAAATTCTTGATTGCTTACATGGAATTTCAAAAGAATTACAGGCTGTCGTGATTTGACGGTCTTTATATATAGAAGAAAAATAAGTAAACAAGACCGAGCCTTCTGCATGTGAATGTGGAAGGCTTTTTGTTTG